TATTGTTAAAGGAAAATATGCTATTTCAAGCGCACTATATGTTCCCTGTGTTAAAGCCGCATAAGTGAACCCAAGCTGCTGGTCTTCTGTGACATCGGGATTTTCTTCAGGTACTGCTTTATATACGCAAACATAATAAGTTCCGAATAACGCTGTAGTTGACGAACCCTCGCAAACATATTCACCGCATTTAAGCCCTTCATCAGCAATATTTGCGCCAATACTATCATTTGTAACGTGCTGTCTTTCAACATAGCACTGTCCAAGAGTAAATGCGCCCATCCATGTCATTATTACGTCAACTTCAAAAAATATATCAGTGGTAACATTGTTTACATATTCAACAGCGGTAACAAACGCATAAAACCACTTGTTTTCAAAACTAGTGTTCTTGAAGCGCATATAGCTTGCTCCAACAAGTGTTGACATAGCTGCCTGTAATCTGATAACACCTCTGTTTCTGCGTGAATAACTTAGATTTGAATAAGTTCCAAGTTTATTAAGAGCAGAGAAGTAACTATCTTTTGCGCCTGTTGAAGCAAAATATAGTGTATCATCATGTGTAGGTGATAAACCTAAGTCACCAAATATTTCTACTGTACTGTTAGGCGGTATGTATGCCATATTTCATCTCCTTATGTACAGTGGGGTTTCCCCCACTATACATTTAATAAGAAACAACATTATCAGCCTTTGTTCAGTGTAACTGTAGCACCTACAGCCGCTGAAGCTGTGATTGCGCTGCCTGCCGTATAGGTTGTGCCATTAACGTCAGCGACAAGAGTAATATTTGTTGACTCTTTACCGGACGGAATGATAACAGCACCATACGGATGAACCGAAATACCTGCTTCTGTAAGTGTACTCGTCTGTACAAAGTTAGCGTTTCCACCTGCAATTGCTTCATCGCTCAAATCTGCGCTGAATGTAAGCACTGTAGCTTCATCAGAAACAGACTTACTAAGAACCGTAACAGTCAGTGTTTCCGGCAGGTCTGTTTCTGCATTTTCGTTAACAAATACAACAGCATTAGAGAACGGTGAGAAGCTAACAGTTTTCCATACATTGTAGAAATAGTTCCAGTAAAGACCACTTGCAACATATTTCTCAGACATACGGTTAAGGTTGTCATAAATCTGAAACCATTCTTTGTCAACAATGACTGCAATAACATCACTCATCAGAGCAAGTTCATCAGCAGTAATCGGCTCAATCTGATCAGAACCTGCAATGATAGCAGAGAACCGCTCATTATCGAATGTATTAAAGCTGTCAATCAGTTTAAGCCTTCCCATGAAGTCAGCCTTTTCCATGTTGAACGCAGATGCAAGAACATTTACGTCAAACTGGGCATTAAACATGCTGTCCATGAAGATATACTGGTCAGACTTCGGAGTGTTGGTATGTACACCGCTTGCGTTATAATCAGTGCCGATAAACGTAAGCTGATTTGAGATACCTCTGAACGCAACAGCCGCGTTTTTAATATCTGTAGTTGTAACCTTTACAGGATACATTTTACCGCTTGTGATGCCTTTAATAATTAGATACTTGAAGAGCAGATATTCGTCATACTCAGCGGAAGTATAAACAGCATCTACAATCCTAGCGATTAAATCCTGTACACCGTTCATAGACAGGAAAGCCATGCGCAAATCTTCTTCCTGTATTGTGATAGGATACTGCACACGATAATTCATAATGTGCATAGCACTCTTCACATCGGGAAGTGAACGCTTGAACTCTCTTGCTTCTGCTTTTTCTACTGAAAACTCTCTTGCCTTTACGATGTTAACAAATACTTCCTCGACTGTTTCACCGTATTCAAGCATGCCCTTTTTCAGTTCGGCATACTGGTTGTTAAAGGTTGCACTGTTTACTCGCACCTGTGCAATACGATTAATCAGTGCATTAATAAACTGGTTCGCCATAGCAGGATAGCCAAAAAGCACTTCACCTACTTTTGGAATATCTGTTTCTGTCTCAACAACAGGAACAAGGTTCTGATACTCAATAGAAGCGTTCTCTCTAATGGTATTCAGAATATCAATTGTTGACGCATTAAGCGTCGAAACTGCAATTCGTCTCGGCATAATATTTTACTCCTTTACTGTGAATAAATCACTGAATGTTTTCGGCTTTACAGGCTCAGGATGAAAGTCCTCATCATCCTCGTCTTTGTCTGTTCCACCGTTGAAAAATCTGTCTCTGTATTTCTTTCTCCATTCGGCATCATTATCTTCAAATTTTTTCTTCCATTTTTCTGCTTCACTACCTTCATCAAGTGTATCTGAAATGTCACCTATAAATTCAAGTGTTTCATCTGACGTATCATCCGCAAAACGCTCGTTGATAACTTTCATAATTTCTTCTTTTGTTTTTACTGCCACCGTAATCACCTCTCATCAAATATATCTCATTCTTTTTAACATCATCCACAAAGGCATACCCTTCTTTTTCTTCTTACTAGGGTCTCCACCTGGGTCATATCCTTGAAAGTAAAAGTAATAACATAGTGCGTTATTCAATGTTTCACTAAGTGGAAGTATCCATGTACTGGAAGATTGCCAATTAATGGTATCAGGGTCATCATTTTCATGCGCTCTAATATAATCAAATATTTCGTGAGCATATCGTATTCTTGTTGCCAACTGGTCTCCCGGAACACCTTCCCAGTTTGCAAGAAAATCTTCCACCAGTCCATCAAGATTTGTGCTATCAGTTTCTAAAAATTCGGTCAATGTTTGTGCGTTTGACCCAGCGTGAGAAACATTGTACCATACATTCTCATGTACAAGATATTCAAGCTGTGTATTGCCATTTGTAATGTCCTTATCATTTGCAACGCACCAGTCATACATATCACGGAGTCTCCATGCAATTACTCCACCCTGTTCGACTGTATTAGTCCACTGTCCAAGTCCGTAACCACCATAAGGATATCCCTGTTCAGTAGTACCATGCACTGTGTCCCATGTGCAAACAATATTACTTTCCCATATATTCGGGTTTAGTGAGCTTTCCCAACGTTGACATCCTGTAATAGCTGATACAACATAAATTGAAGCACTAGCCATAGCGTTTATCCTTTATATTTCTCAATAATTCCAATTAACTCGTTAACACAATTCTGTATCTTATTATAATCATATCCTGCTTTAGTAAGAGCAATTTTTCTGTCCTCTCCAACTCCCCATTCTCCGGCGATAACAGAAAACGCCAAAGCAACAACAGGCGGCAAGTTTAACATGTATGCGTATTTATCTCCCATCGTCAGACTCCTTCATGTTAATTAAGTCACATAGTTTCTGTAGTGCAAGCGTATTATTGTTGATTGCATTTGTTACCTGTAGCATTTCAGTTTTGTGTGCTTCGTTCAAATTATGAATTTCTTCTCTGTTCTTATCTGTAGTGTATTTGACGTACCATGCCATTGCGAGACAGCATACAATTGGAAAGCCTACTGTTGTAATAGCATTTATGATTTCTGTCACATCCATAATCACCCTCCTTTCCTAATATGTATTATACCAAAATCATTGACTTATTGCAAGAATTTTGTTATAATATACTATATAGGTACATGCAATTGCACTCATTTTCAGACAAAGGAAAACACTATGCCTACTTATTATGATGGAACAAAACTATTGTCATTAAAAGACCTTGACGGTCACAAACCTGAGATTTATATTTGTACTACTAATCGTACTGGTGGAAAGACAACATATTTTAACCGACTTGTATTCAACAGATTTAAGAAAACAGGGGAAAAATTTATGCTCCTGTACCGATATAATTATGAAGTTGACGACTGTGCTGAGAAGTTCTTTAAGGATATTAATAATCTGTTCTTTAAAGAAGATAATGTAACATCTATCCGCAGGGCAAATGGTATTTATCATGAATTATTTGCGAACAAACAGTCCTGCGGTTATGCTGTATCTCTGAATAGTGCGGACCAGATTAAAAAATATTCTCATATGTTTTCAGATACTTCGAGCATGATATTTGATGAATTTCAGTCAGAGACAAATCATTATTGTCCAAACGAAATACGAAAATTTATGTCAATCCATACTTCTGTAGCACGCGGAAATGGTGAACAGTATAGATATGTTCCTGTGTACATGCTTTCAAACCCAGTCAGTATAATTAATCCGTACTATGTTGAGCTAGGTATTTCATCAAGATTGCGTGACGATACAAAATTCCTTAAAGGTCATGGTTTTGTACTTGAACAGGGTTATGTATCGGGTGCTTCTGAAGCGCAATTACATGGTGGATTTAATAAAGCATTCGCAGGAAGTGACTACCTTGCTTATAGTTCGGAAGCCGTTTACTTAAATGACAATACTGCTTTTATCGAAAAGCCTGTAGGTGTGGGAAGATATTTAGCGACTCTCAGATATAAATCTTCTGAGTATGCGCTGAGAGAATATGCTGATAGTGGTTTCATATATTGTGACGATAGAGTTGACAAAACATATCCCGCTAAACTTGCAGTCACTACAGACGACCATCAGATAAATTATG